GCTGCGCTTTTTGCCCTTTCTTCTAAATCCCCTTCTGATAATCCAGCCCCATAACCAGCTCCTAGTCCTGCGCTTTTAAGTAGTGTGGTTAATGCTGTTTTTCCCAAACCAGCTACACCTGTAGCTACACCACCGCCCAATTCTGTTGCGCCTGCTAGAATAGGGCTTTCTTTTTTAAAAGTTTTAATATCTTTTCTTATGCCTTTAACAACATCTTCATATTCTTCACCAGTTAGTTTAGAAGTAACAAAGGCCTCTATTTCATCACCAAAACCCAAAGCCAAACCTTGACCAAGAGCAGATCTTAAAATGTCTTTAAAACCCCTAGCAACATCTCCTTCGCCCTCTGGTAGTGGTTCATTTTGTAGGGCTGCTTCTCTTTTTCTTTTTAGATCTTCAAGGTCTAAGCTCATTATTTACCCCTTCTTTCTTCTAATAATTGCTCGATAGCTTGTAATTCTTGTGGTGTTGTAGTTGGATTTACATAAATTTGCTCTAATTCTGTTTCCGTAAGTTCAGCATAATCTTCTGGTAAAATAATTTTTGCTAAAAGATTGCTTGTATCAAATATTTCTCCTTTATAACCCCTAACAGTTTTGTTTTTGTCAAAATAATCAATCATATCTAATTTGGCTTGTGCTGAGTTTGCTGTTTCTGTTCTAAGCCTTTTTAGTCTTTCAGCATTAATTTCTTCTGAAAGCACAGCATTAAATGATGCAGCAACCAATCTGTCCCCTTCTCTTTCTGTAAATTGTGCGCCAAGTGTTTGTCTTAATGATTGAAATATAATCGACCTAATATCATCTTCAACACCAACAGATTCAGGGTTATAAAATGCTTTTAGGACAGTTGGAACATTACCTATTACTGGGCCTGTTAAATTTTCACTAGATTCTAATTGGCTTATAACTTTATCTAATTTATCTAAATTGCTTTCTACTGTAGCAAAACCACCAGTCTCAAACTCTNCTAATTCTCCAGCTACTTTCTGATCTCTTGCAAGCTCTAAAGGAGACAGATCTAATCCTGCTGCGGATCTTCCTATTCTTTGTTGCGTGGCTATTGCGTAAGCAAGTTCTGGTGATCGGCCTTCAAGCATTTTAAAAGTTTCTTGATCTTCTGGTTCTAGGCTTTTAAAGTATTCAAAGTTTTGAATGTCTGCTGTTTTTTTTGAATCACTAAGACCTGCATTTTTTAATGCTAATTCTGTTGCATATTCTTTATAGCCATCACGACCAAGCAGTTCCATTAATTTTTTTTGTTGTGTGTTTGCTGATTCATAAGCAGAATCATATGCTTGTTGTGCTGCTTTTTTTCTTTTTTCTTCTTCTGCCTGTTGCATCATNGCTAGTTGGCTTTGCTGTCTTTCTGCAATGCCAGAACTAATATCTTCGCCCAAAAAAGCATCAGACAAACGTGCATATAATTCTTTTCTGCCTTTATATTTTGCTTCCTCTAACTCTTTTTGCGTTGCCATAGCTTGGTCTTTTGGGCTTATACCACCCAATCTAGTAACAAAAGTTTGACCTCTTTGTTTTATACCACCCAATAAGCCTGGTAAAAAACCTTGTTGTTTTGGAGCGGGATTTATTGGAAACATATTATTCTCCTAGACCAAACAGCGTTCCTAAAATATCACCTGTACCTGTTTTCTTTTTGCTCCATTGGCTTGCCAAAGTAGGAACACCACTTATAGCACCCGTTAAGTAAGCTAGTTGTTGTGCTGGGAACGCTAACGCACGCTCGAACTCACCACGAGACGCATCAAGCGCTTGTTGTTGTAGAGCTTGTTGTTGGCCACCAATACCACTCAAGAAACCAAGACCTTGCAATTGTTGACCATACAGATCGCCTAATAGGCCAGACTGGAAACCCTGTTGTTGTTGTGCTGCTTGTAGTGCTTGTTGATAACCAGATTCTCTTAAAGCTGCTTCTGTATCTGCTGCTGCTTGAATATATGGTCTTTGTGCTTCTGATTCTAAAATAGTTCCTCGTGAGCCACCAAAAGCGCCAGATTTAAGTGCTGCTTCTTGTGCTTGTTGTTGAGCTATGTCTTGACGTTCTTGAATACCACGCAAAGCTGGATCTATAACTGCTTCTTGGTAAGGTGACATAAAACCACTTATATCAAGTGGTGCTTGTGCTAGTTTTTGTAATTGTCCAACTGGGCTAAATGCTTGAGTTTCACCAACCAAACCCCTAGTGGCTTCAAATGCAGCTAATTGGTCTGGTGAAAAGCCAGCCACCATTGGTCCTGTATAGGGAACAAATGGCATACCTGCGACCTGTTTACCTGCTGCGTATAAATCTTTAAATGCTTGTTCTTGATATGCTGGAACTTCTGTTTTTGATACTGTTGCGCCTTTACTCATAATTCTTTTCTTATAACGTGTTCTGGCTCAAAACCCAGACTAACTAACTTTCTAGTCCAGCCTTTACGACCACCGCCATAAAGTCTTTTGATGCCTGCTCTACGAGCGAACTCTTCTATATATGGTAACATTTCTTTGAGTTCTTCGTAATCTCCACCACAAAATAATAAGTTCATGGCTTTTACTTGTGGGAATATAATGAACTCTGTAATCATGGCTGATTTTTTACCAGGCCATAAATGAAATATTCCTTGCCTTATTTTATCTTCTATATCCTCTATTGTATAGGAATCTTGGTATTTTACTGCCTTCTCAATGTAAGGCTTGCATCTGGGCCACTCACTTTCCCAGGTCTTAGTTTCCTTTGGCATATTCAACGATACTGGCTGTCACATTAATATTAGCGTGATTGACCTGTATTTTTAGTATTTCACCTGCGGTTAAAATTAAACTTTTGCTTAACATTTCTTGGGTTTGATAAGCAGTAATATTGTGGTTTTTCCATAAATAATGATTTGTGCCACCAGAAGTAATAACGATATCTACATTAGTTTGTTGGTTGCCATCATCACCGACCAACAATGATTCAATAATTGCAAAATCAAAATCACCGCCTGATGGTGAAGTATATATAGTTTGCAGAGATCCAGTTGAACCTACATTTAGTTTGGCATTTGTTGCTCTTTGTATGTATTGTCTTTGTGAAGATAAATCCATTATCTTTTACCTCTTTGCTTAACATCTAATCTTATTTGTCCTACTTGAAAATCTTGTTGACTTGACCTGGTAACTTTCATTTTTACTTGTCGAGCTGAGAATCGAGCATCGGTATAACCATCGTTCTCAAACGTAAACGAACCAAAGTCTGTTTCGCTCCCTAATGGGGTAAATTTACCAGTAAAACTGATAGTCACACCAGGTAACGCATTGGCTTCTTCGTCTGGAATAATTTGATTGACTTGTGCCAATCTATCTCCTTGTCCTATTTCTAATGGACCTGACTGACAGAATGGATTTAACTCACCTGTTAAAACACCTGATTCGTGTTCGTAAATAAAACCAGAAGAATCACCAGCAATTGGTTTATCAAACGCACCTTGATCGACCCAGCAACTTCTGTCTAATTCGCCTATTGACCAAGTATTGTCTCGATAGTTCCAAATCACATATTTGTTTGGTGTAGTCTGGTTAGCACCTGATGGAAAGCCCCACCAGATCTCATTAAAGTTTTGATTATGACCACCCCAACATGATTTTCTGTATGGTTCTGATATTTCGTTGTAAATGTAATCATGCACCTCACACGGGATTTCTTTAACTGTNCCATCGTACGCAAAGACTGCGTTCTCACCCAGCCACGCAACAAAGTCACCCGCCTGAACGATCGAACGAACGGAGATAGCTTTGCAATTAGTGCCTGCTTCAGCGATACCGTAAGTAAAAGGCGCACCTAAGTAGTAGACCCTGTTAATACCAATATCAGTAAAAACAATGATATCGGACTTATATTTTAGACCGTAGAGGATTTGTCCACCCGTTGGGATTTGAATGTCACCAGCTGTGTTACGGGCCAAAGATGTCCAATTGGTGTTATCTTCTCGTTCTGACCATGCGATCTTACGAGGATCGCCACCTGAGCCAAGAGCAAACAAATGTCGTTCGTTGGAAACCACGGTTGCAATATTTCCAACTGGTGCATTGGAAATAGCTGAACCTATGGTGCTTGGTGAGCCTGGTTGCCAACGATAAAGTTTGCCGTCACCAGCAAAACAAAAAACTAACTCTTCTCCCCAGTTATCAAATGAAAAGCTGTTGGCTGGAAATGTTAAATTTGATGATGAACGAGCATCACCAAAATCTTCTTCACCAAAATCAGCTGCACCAAAACCTGTTGACCCTGTAGCTGTTTCAAAAACAAAACTTGTTGGGGTAATGTCATACCAAGTTTCGTTGTAATACACATAGACTTTTTGTGATGTGCCAACAGCTAAGACAGGATTACCATTATTGTCGTTATAGGCATACATACCTATAGGCTTGCCTGTTAAAGCTGTATTTCTTAGTAGGTCCCAACCACCAATAGGTTTTAGATAACCGTTTTCAAAACGCACTAAATTTCCATCAACCCAACGACCTTTATTAGTATAGTCAGTACCGTTTTTAACGATACCTGCTGGTGGGGTGATAGGAATTAATGCCATTCACTTAACTTCCTATTGTGCCTGAAACAGATGATGGTGATTTTAGTTCAGCGATTTGTGCATCTAAGTTGCTTTTTAAATTAGCAACCTCGTCCTCACCAATAGCTGCTTCAACCCAACCTTGTACTACGCTTTCTGTTAAATCAGCGTAAGCAACAAAGCTAGAAAGATCTGAAACATCTAAAGACTGTGAGCCATACACTTCTGCTGAATAAGGATTACCCTCAGAATCATTTTCTGAATCAACGCCTTTTAATCGCCAATGCACGTTGTAAACAACGTCTGATTCATCACCGTGTGACGGGTAGTAATCGTGTTGTTTGCAGTTCCATTCGTATGATATAGCCATATTTACTCCTATTTTGTGATTATATATTATTGTTCGGTAGCAACCAAGTTCCCTGAGTTATCTACTGTTATTTTAAATTCTGTGCCATTTGGTGATTTTAGGAAAATACCAGCGCTTGCAGTAGAAAAAAATAAATTACCAGTATGCAAAATAACATCACCTGTTGCAGCACCGCCTATAGAAAATCTTTTAGTTGGGGTTGATCCTGTTTTAATAATAAAATCACCAGCGTTGTCAGCACCAAAAGAAACTGGGTTGCTTGCGCTAGTGTCGGCCCTGACCAAAGCTTCTGTGCCTGTAGTGTAAACATTAACAATATCGCCATTTGATGCTGAAGCAATGTCTAATAAATAGCTAGGTGATGTAACACCAATACCAATTTTATTATTGCTTGAAACTACCAACGCATTAGTTCTGAAAAAAGCTGAAGTAGCAGTTATTTGAGTAAATGCGCCAGTTGACGCTGAATTAGCCCCGATTGGTGCATTATCTATAGCACCCCCATTGACATCAATATTAGAAAAACTAGCAGACCCTGAAGATGTCAGCGTACCAGCTACGGTTAGAGTTTTTCCAGAACCAACGTTAAGACCAACGCTTGTCCCGTTACCCGCATTTGCAAAAATCCCATCTAAAGCATCTGAATTGCTATTAATATAACCACCCCAAACGTTAGTATCGCCACCAACTGTTGGTTTGGTTAAGTTTAAATTTGTTGTATATGCTGGCATAGTTATTTCCTTTTGTTATTCATAAAATTATACATTATTTTCTGTTGTTTTTAGTGGTTCGACAATAACCTTACCGTTATCGTCAGTTAAGACTGAATCGTGTATTTCTTTATCTTGTCTTTCACCTATAACTAACCAAGATACTTCAGCATTTGAATCTGGGTTTTGACAATCAATAATAAGTTGTGAACCCATAACTTTTGCTCTAACAAGATCCCAGGTGTCTGCATTATTAACAAAGGCTTGTATATCTCTATTCAAGGCTAAGAATGTGCCTGGTGTCATACCAAACCATTCATCAAGGTCTATAGTAGCTTTACCATTGTTTAGTTCAATTACACC